ATTATAACATTTTCAGGAATAATATGAATAATAGTCGTTAACATCTTAAATTTTCCTGTGAATCAAATTATCGTTTACCTTGAAATATGACACATGACGTGTACTGCCGATTCTTAACCCCTCGTTGATCAATATGGCTATCTCTATGTAATTATCTCCTACTAGTTTAGCTGATTGTAAGTTATTTATCACGAACGAGTAATATTCGTTGTTTATCTCAATTGACCCATCTGCTTGCAAGCCTTCTTTATTTGTGAAAAAGAGTTGAACGTTATTCTTATCATTTCTGACTAATGCACTTATTTCAACACCCCCCAAATCGGTTATAGGAGTAACGACACTGTCAACAACCTCTGATAGTGTTCCAACGATAGCGATATTAGTTCCTGCTTGATATTCCGTTGCCATTTTAAATCTCTCCTATAATTTTTATGCGTCTATTCCTATCTGTTTGATTTAAACAACAAGTCAAGACATTTATATGTTTAAGATAATCCAAACACTCGTCAAGGTAGCGCAAGCCAATGGCTAAGGCATCATTACTTATACGTAATAATGTCTTTTCGTTTGAATGCTCGCTATACTCACTATTTTTAAACATTGTGCCAAAAGCCGTAACATTAAAATCTTGATTCAGAATCATTTTTGAATACGCTATATACGCAATAGACTTGCGTAAACCTGCAAAATAATGATTATCATTATCGTAATAGCCACCTTCAAGCAAAGTTGTATAAGTCTCCTGATTGTCTGAAATATTTTTAAAAAGAGATGCGCCAAAAGCAGGTAAAACATACAATCTCTCTGCTTCTTCTATATATACAGTAATCCGACCGAGTGGAATATTATCTGCTATTGGTCTTATATTTTTTATGTCGTTAATTGATGCTATCATTTGTTGATGGAATTAATCTATTTATGTCATCTTCGCTTATATCCCACAGTGCTGCTGCAATTGACCTTTTTTGTGTGTCAGTCATATTTGAGTTAATTATATCAAGGAGCTGCGATAACCCTGCATCGCCCAGCCTTTCAGCTAATGATAAATTTGACTTAAACGAAAGCGGTTGTATTTCAGTGTTTATATCCGTTTGCTCTTTAAAATTATTTAATAATTCAGAGAATACACGTTCAAGAACTAACCTCTCGTTGCTTGTCGTGCTATTATAGTAGTCGTATGCCTGCTCCATAAGCTCTGAACCAAACCCAGCTCCTACATTCTCACATCTAAGAATAGGAGGTTGTGTGAAAGCCCTGCCAATGGCATCCTTTACTGCTTCCCTTGAAACCATATATTCTTTGTCATAGGAATTACCAGAGATTTTTAAAAATTGTGGGATCTCCTCCTTACTATTCACGCTCATGTATCCAACCTTATTTGCATTCCGGCTGCCCTGCATCTGCTTAATGACCTTCTCTGCATCCGTTTCGCCTTCGTCATTATCCGCCTCTTTGTTTAATATATCTATAAAGAACCCAGACGGCAGGAATCCGCGCGTTGCATTCCTGTTCGTTATATCAGAAATCGCCTCTTCGGTGTTCATATCTGTTAGCACTTCGTCAAAGATAGGTAAAGGATATACTCCAAACCCCTCGTTTGAGTAGTAGAAAATTTGTCCTTTGTAATTCTCCCAACCACCAGCGGCTGTTACTTGTTGTTCAATAACATTCGGGTCCGGATTATAAAGGTCTATAAAGTCGATGTCCTCACGTCTCCAACGTCTCGATAACAGATTCCTTCGCCCCCAGTCAGGGTGTAACGCTATTTTAGTGAAATTACCCTCTTCATCAAGTGCCTGGAATCGGGCATTTTCAAGCGGAACATGTGATATTGTTGTCTTTTGATAATTTGCGTTATAATTGACGTGCATACAAAAGCCTCCAAATAACGCAAAATCACGAGATATATCATGTAAAAGGTCGTCAAGTGTCTGCGAATTATTAACAAATAGTTGATAGGCTTTTTCGTCTGCAAACCCGTTGCCATTGATAAATTTCGAGTAGTTAACGAAACAAGACTTGCCTGTTACTGACGAAAACACGACGTCGATGACTTTTTGCGGATAGTCATTGTCTGTGCCGAACAGTTGAATATTTAGAGATTTGCTGTTGATTAACTCAAATCTGTTTTTCTCTGCGCATAAAATAGAAGCCTTCATGTTGTTTGTATTTGTTCTCTGTGCTTAAACCAATAAGCACAAAGAGGTAAGGAATGTTATATTAATTCCTTTGTTTGTTTTTGTTTTTGCTTTTTTTAACAATTGGAGATGGTTTCTCCTCCTCCTCTGTCTCTACAACAACCTTTGCTGCTGCAACAGGTGCCGGATACAATCGCTTTTCAATATCTTCTGGCAATTTGTCAAATAATTTTATACAATCGGGATTTGTACGCAAATGATACAATGCCCCTTCTTCTGTCAAATTAAAATTCGACATCGTTAGTGATGCATCGTTATTTACAACATCACGAAGTAATGCGCCTGCTCTTAACCGGTATTCCAATGTTTTCATATCTGTAATATTTTTAATATTTATTAACTCAATGTATGCGTCGCATATACAATTATTGCACCCGCCTACATTTCTATTTAAAAAAAAGAGAGAAAGCTCTTTAACCTCTTTTTTTAAAGTTAAGTTGGTTGCAAGCTCCTTCATCAACATATCTATGCTTGCATAAATGGACTTGGTAGCCTGCAACTTTCTTAATCGCTCAATCATATATATTTATAATTATTGTCCTCCTCCTGCTGGGGGAGTATCGGGAGCTGTATACAAACCTGCTAAAGCTGTCTCCGTTGCGGCTAAAGTGGAGGCAAAATAAGACAAAGGTAATTGTCCCTCTTTGCTATTGTCATCACTTGCCAACTTCGCTGTAAATACTACGTTATCAGCAAAATCAGTTGTAAACGCATTCTCGCTTAATTTTAAACCACTATCCCAGCCATATACCTCGTACTTTGTGTTACCTTTTGCACCCGTCGCACGGTTTTCCACAATCGCAACAACTCGTGCGTTTGTTAGCGAATTGATGAAATCCTTGCTTGTTTGGTTTTTAATAAATATTCTCAAAGTCACGGCATGGTCGTATGAATCGATATACGTTCCTTTCGCGAATGTTGCTTCTCCTGTTGTTGCTTTGTCTATTGATTCAAACAAATATGCAAGTTTATCTGTTTTTAAAACGAGAGATGTACATACACCTGCTGCAACAGAGCTTGCGGCTTTGTCTATATCGTCATAATTCATAAGCACAACCTTTGTGCCTGTTCCTGATGTTGCCATCTTGCCGCATTCTGCTGCGGTTAATCCTGCTGCTATTTTTGCACAATCCATTTTTTTGTCCTTTCTTTTTTTTAAAAATCCGTGTACAGAATTTTAAGTTCCGCACACGAATTATTTTGTTATTATATTGCTACTACAAACATTTTCGGGTTCAACAATTTAGCATCAGCTTTGCCCATTAACTCAATCTTAACACGTCTAGAATCAGGGTCATGACGAACATTTGCATCAGAGAAAGATGCGATACTGTCTAATCCTACGGCTAAGAAGTCCTTATGTGTATATACGGCTCTGTGAGGGTTGACCAATTTAACACCATTATTATAGTAAGATAATATTATTTTATCCCATATAGGTAGTGCAATTAAAGGTATGCCGTTGTAGGTTAATGTTTTTTGACCGTTTATCAAATTTGCGTATAAGCCATCTAGTGTTAATCCTTGCAAAGATTTTGAATATCCATCATAGAAGGATTGTGTGCAAAGAATGAAGGAATCAGCTTTTGAACGCAAAGTGATATCAGCTCCATAAACCATTTTTTCTAAATAACCCTGCACGTTTGTCTTTACAAGTGCTTGTGCGGAATAACTAACTCCTGCATTTTCTGTAATGGTTACTCTTTGAGCTGCATTAGCTGTATATTGCGTTTCGATTTGTTTAAAGAAACCGTTAAGGATTGTAAAATAACTAGCACTTACACCAGGAGTAATAGTGCCACCTGAATAAATGGTTATTTTATTAGTTGTATCTTTGCTGTAATAAACAGTACCTGATTCTGCGTTACCAGTTGCTGCCGTTGCTGCTAAATAAACAATCGTCTTATTCGCAAGCGAACACTTGACTGCTCCTTCTGTAGCTGCTGTTACACCTGCATAAACTGTCCCCGCAATTGCTTGTCCTGTTGTTTGTTCTGTGACTGCTGCTGTTGGTAATTCTTCTACTACGGTGTTAGTTGCTGCCGTGTCGCTAAACCATAATAGACGCATGATAAATTCCTTAACGCTATTTGCTAAAACCTCCAAAACAAGATTAACATAGTCTGAACCGGTAAAATCTTCTATTGCGGTGCCTGTTCTAAGAGAATAAACAGCTGCTGTTGCTTCAAGGTCTTTGTAACATTCTGCTATATATATTTCCCAACCCTTAGGCTTCCAAACGATTTTGCGTGTTCCGATATTATATGCCTGTGGTGTAGGATCACAACCTTGATTAGCTACTCCGACAAGTCCACCTGCTCCGACAAAGCCAATCTCTTTGTCGTAAACAATTCCTTCATATACAGTATGAAGTTCTTCGAGTTCTGGACTCTTTATTATTTCGTCATATAGTAACTCTTTCACCGAACGTATTTGTTCGTCGGTAAACGAAAAATTTGAAAAATTTAAAATTGATGCCATTAGTTTTGTTCCTTTCTGCCCAACATTTGAGCTCTTTTATTTTTAATTTCTGTCTTAAAATCGTCATAGCTGTTTGCTGCAGGGCTCTTTCTGTTGACCTGTCTAACAGAAGGCTTGTAGATTGATTCTACACTCTTTTTTAGCTCATTAATAATCGCAACTGCTTCATTTAGTGATTCTCTCAATTTAGCATTAGCAGCGATTAAATTAGCATTTTCTTCTTCTGTTTGTGATTTAGCCTCTTTAATTTCAGTAATCACACCTTCAGCGATTGTAACTGTGCGCCCATCAGGTAATTCAAACGTACCGTCTGGTTGTGCACTCATGCCTACTTCTAGTGTCTCATCTTCTGCTTCTGTAGAAAATAACACCTTTCCTTCTGCATCGGTGAAGTCGAAATTGACGGCTTCACCTGTTAACAAATTCTTTACCTTTGCCAGTAAATCATTTGCTGCTTTTAAAACTTCATTTCTGTTCATCTTTTCTTTTTTTTTGTTAATAAATAAATCATTTTTTAAATTCGTATTATAACCGTTTATTTTTGAAATAAATCCATAATTGAGCAGCTCATCTGCTGTTCGCACCTTCTCCTCTTTCATTAAATTTTCAAGCGTTTCAAAATCAATGCCTGTTCTGTCA